AAAGCGTCATCACCCATATTGATTGCATCATCTGTAATCCAGATCTTACAATCTTTAAGCATAGCAACGCCAAGTAGGTTTGGTTTTCTAGCTTCACCAATTCTCACGTCTATTCTTGGTAAAGATACACCAGAGTTTTTGATCTCATAAATAAGATCAATAACTTTTCTTCTCAATGAATAAGTGTTGTCATTCATTTTAAAGTTTTTTATTTTTTTATTTTTCATATAACTTAATGTACAACTTAACTGATAGCATTCAATAACATTCGTATAAATTCCCATATTATTTTAAGTTATCCACAAGTGACATCTTTACTACACTCCGAAAACGCATACCCACATCTTGTGTCGATGCGACATCTTCGCTACTAGATGTAGTGCTCGTGCCCTTCGGGCCCACCCTCCGCACACACACACATAAACAAAGCCGAGGGGTCCCTAACAATACTGGCATAACTATTATATAAACACCCCTACCACCCCTTTTGCAGGGGTCTAGCAAATTATTTAGTCTATATAGTTGGTTTTAGACAAAGACGTGGTATAAAATACAAATGAGAAAAAAAGGTGTATAAAAAATATTACAAAAAAATATTACAAAAATTTTTATGGATGAAGATAAGTTAAACAGATTACCACCCGATGTTAAGAAACAGTTTATTAAACTAGCTTCTAAACTTTCTGAAAAGAAACAAAAAAGTAAAGTGCATGATGACTTCTTAACTTTTGTAAAACACGTCTGGCCAGAATTCATTGAAGGTGCACATCATAAAAAAATTGCAGAAAAATTTAACGACATTGCAAATAAAAAAATTAAAAGACTAATTATAAATATGCCACCTAGGCATACTAAATCAGAGTTTGCATCGTTCCTACTTCCTGCCTGGATGGTAGGACGTAGACCTAACTTAAAAATTATCCAATCGACCCACACCACAGAACTCGCGATCCGCTTTGGTCGTAAAGCTAAGACCCTAATGGATAGTCCAGAATACAAACAAGTGTTCGACACAAGACTAAGAGAAGATAGTCAAGCCGCGGGCAAATGGGAAACACAACAGGGAGGTGAATATTATGCAGCGGGTGTTGGATCTGCAATCACGGGCCGTGGAGCGGACTTACTTATTATTGATGACCCACACTCTGAGCAAGATGCTTTAAATATGTCTTCGATGGAACGTGCTTATGAATGGTATACATCTGGTCCAAGACAACGTCTGCAGCCTGGTGGAACTATTGTAGTTGTAATGACACGATGGAATATGAAAGACCTAACAGGGATGCTTCTTAAGAATCAAAAAACTTTAAAATCTGATCACTGGGAACTTATAGAATTTCCTGCAATCTTACCTAATAACGAACCTGTATGGCCTGAGTATTGGAAGCTAGAAGAATTAGAAGGAGTTAAAGCATCCTTGTCACTTGGTAAATGGAACGCGCAGTGGATGCAAAATCCAACGTCTGAAGAAGGATCTTTAATCAAAAGAGAATGGTGGAGGGTTTGGGATAGAGATTATATTCCAAAACTAGAGCATGTCATCCAATCTTATGATACAGCCTTTCTTAAAAAGGAATCAGCTGACTATTCTGCTATTACTACCTGGGGTGTATTCCATGAAAATATAGATAGTGCACCTAATTTAATATTGCTTGATGCAGTTAAGGAACGATTAGAATTTCCAGAACTAAGGAAGAAAGCTAAAGAACAGTATGACTATTGGAAACCAGAGTCTGTAGTAGTCGAGGCTAAAGCTTCAGGACTACCTTTAACATATGAGTTGCGAAAAATGGGTATTCCTGTTATAAACTACACTCCTAGCAAAGGTAACGATAAACATGCTAGGGTTAACGCCGTGGCTCCTCTCTTTGAAAGTGGTCAAATTTGGGCGCCGGATGAAAAATTCGCAGAAGAAGTAATTGAAGAATGTGCGTCCTTTCCTTATGGAGATCATGACGATCTCGTGGATAGTATGACACAAGCGGTAATGCGGTTTCGTCAAGGTGGTTTTATTGGTCACCCTGAAGATGAACAAGATGAACCCTCAATACCACATAACAGAACTTATTATTAAGGAATAAACATGCCAGCACCAGCATTAGCACTACCTCTTTTAGTTTCATTTGCAGAAGCAGCTGGAATAACTATTAGCGCAATAGCAACTGCAGCTGGAATAGATAAACTCTCAGACAAAGTTGAAGAGTACATAGAAGACAATCCAGAAAACGCTCAAAAAATTTTCGCAATGATTATGCCTGAACAAGGTCTTGCAAATATTCTTAAAAATGAATCAGATGAAGGTGAAGAAATTAGTGAAGAAGAACTAGGGGAAATAGAAAAACCTAAACTAACAGGTAAAGAAAAAAGTGAAAGAATTAAAGCAGCTATTCGTAGGGCTCGTGGAGAAAAAGGACTTCCAGCAAGAGGAAACTATTCAAGTCCAGATGCAGAAGGTCCTGCTGTAAATATTGGAGGTAGTGTTATTAGAGAAGTTGAAGACATGGGAATTGCAGATAAAGATTTAAAAGATAATTACGACCCTAATAAAAAAAAATTTAATTACAAAAGATTCTATAAAAAGAAATACGCGAACGGCGGTGGTGTAGGATCTATGATGAAAAGAAAAAGTTTCAAAGGTGGTGGATCAGATGCAAGTAAATCAGATTTTGGTAAAACTACAAATACAAGCACCAATAGAGAAAAAGGAATTATGTCTAGGGGCCAAGGACCTAAAGGAACTACAGGAAATATAAATAACACTAGTAGTGATAATAATCCAATAGTAAACAGAACTATAGAAAACAATAACCCAGACAAATATCGTTTTGCAAAATTAAAAAAAGAACCAGCTGGACTAACTGTTTTACAAGATATTTTTCCCTTTCTTAATAAGTATAAAGCACCCCCCGCAATTTTAAATGAACCAGAAGAAGATACTAAATTTGATTATAAATTATTAAATAGTTTTCTTTCTGAAGATCCTTTACTTCAAACTTATTATGATAAAGGTTTATTAAAAAATAATAACATAAAAAAATTTAACGAAAACGAATTTAAAAAAGGCTATATGTCTAATGAAGATTTTCAAAAAGATATTAGTGAAGATAAAAGAGATTTACATGGATATACTTATACAGGTGGAACTCAATTTCCAACTCCGGAAACTGCTAAAAATATTTATATTAATAATTTAGAAAGTTTTAAAAAACCGGTAGGTCCTTTATATGGAACTAAAGAACTATCCGACTATAAAGGAAATGTAGGTAAAGATTACCTAGATGCAAAAACTTATTCATTAGGTCCTGTTACTGCACCCGGAGGTCAAAGAGATTTTTTGACCAATAGAGAACGAATAAATCAAGACTTAAATAGTGATAGTAAATATATTAGAGAAAATGCATTATCAAATATATTTGGAAACTATTATTCTTCAGAAGATGTGTTAGAAGATACATATCAAAGAGAAAACGAAGGTTTTCTTTCAGGACAAAGAGATGAAAATGGTAACCCCTACAAAGCTGGATATAGTGGTACAGACAGTCCCACTATGACAGAAAGAAATAAACAAATAGCAGAAACAATAGGTCATGAAGCTAGACATCAATTGATAGGAACTAATCTTACAGATGAAAGTAAATTTACAGCACCTTTTGGCCCCGCTTCTTTTGAAGAAAGATTTGCAAATTCTTTACCTAGTTTACCTGGAACAAATTTAGGTGCTACAGACAGGAGTGGAAAAAGTAATTTTCCAGGGGTTTATGGTAAACATGAAAGTTTAAATAGAATGTTAGATTTTAAAGCATATAATGATCCTGAAATTTATGAAACTGTTTATGAAGGTATGGGTATGCCAAGAAATTTAACTAATAGGTATACCGACGCATTAGATAAAAATGCTAATTTATTTACACAACAATTTGCCAACGGCGGTCGAGTAAACTATAACCAAGGTTCTAATTGGTGGGATACTTTAGACCCACAAGGTATGAATGTTTATAACTCTATGAAACGAGGTGGACATGATGATGCAACTATTCAAGGACAATTATCAATGTTAGGTTACTATGATCCAAATGCTGCACCACCAGATTCAACACCTGATACACCAGTAGTTCAACAATTAGGTTATCAAGGAGGAGATAATGATCGAAACACTGAGTTGACAAAAACTTATTCTACTTCACCTGGTGACCCTAAAAATTATAGACTATCACAATTAGAAGGAACCTCTGATTATTTTCCTCCAACAACTATGATGGGCAAAACCACTAACTTTTTAAAAGAATTATTTCCACCAAGAGTTCAAGGAACATTAGGAGATAGAATGTTAAAACAATCAACAGGAGTACTTAGTAAGATTCCATCACTAACAGGAATACTAGGTAATTTAAGAAGTCCTTTTAATCCAGAATCCCCAACTTATAATCCTAATCTTCCAGGACAGTTAAATTTTTTAGAAGGAACAACAGGAACTAAATTAAGTGGAGACAATGCTTTAATGAAAAATGGAAAATTTGGACTTATAGAGGGTCAATCAATGATTGGTCGAGATCCAAATTCTGGTGGTTTAAAGTATGGAGCGGGTTCAGTACTAGAAGGTCAAAATGTAATATCAGGTTTTGGTTCAAATGATTATGAAACAGCCTTAGATAAATATATGGAGAAAATGAGAACTAGAGGAATGGTAGACGGAATATTTAATATTAAAAATTTAACCAATTTTCAAGCAGCTAAATTAAAAAGAGCACAGGATGAATTAAACATTTATACTGGAAGACAAGATAAAAAAGCTGCCGCTGCTGCCGCTGCTGAGGCTAAAGCAGCTTATGCTCAAGCAGAAAAAGATAGAGCAACTTACGCAGCTTTAGAAAAATCTATTACCAGTGGTCAAGGAGATGGAGGTAGAGACAGACCAGATTCAGGACCCACTGCAACAGGAGCGGGTATGGGTGTTGGTGGTGGATACGCATCTGATTATGGATTTTTAAAAAATGGTGGTTCGGTAGGAGTTGGTTCAATGTTTAAGAGAAAAAGATAATGGACATTAAATACAACAAAATACTAGGTGCATTTGTAAATACTGCAAATGATGAAAAAGTTACTCAAGCTGAATTATTACAATGGGCCAAAGAAAACCCTATGCCCTTAGATGAGCCTAAAAAATCAAACCCTCAAATGCTTAATGAAGTAATTGACAGTTTGACAGTTAAAAAAACACCTGATAGTACTTCTGTTGAAGAAGGTGTTGAAACAATAACAGAGAAGGTATAGAATAGCTTATGGCTACAATAGATAAAAGTTTACCCAATACAAAAACAGAAATTGAAATTCCAGGTGAAGAGGTAATTGTTGAAGAACAAGAAAAGATTCTTGAAAGACAACAAGGTAGTGAACCTGAAATTACTATGGATGAAGAAGGTGGAGCAACTGTAGAGTTTGACCCTTCAAAAGTTAATCCAGAAGGTGGCCAAGACCATTTTGAAAATTTAGCAGATTATTTAGAAGACAATGTTTTAGATCCATTAGCGTCAGACTTAATGGAAAAATATACTAACTACAAAGAGTCAAGACAAGAGTGGGCCGACAGTTATAGAGAAGGTTTAAATTTACTTGGATTTAAATACACAACTAGAACAGAACCTTTTAGAGGAGCAAGTTCAGTTACTCACCCGGTATTGGCTGAAGCTGTTACACAATTTCAAGCACAAGCTTACAAAGAATTATTACCTGCAGATGGACCCGTTAGAACTCAAATTATGGGTGATGCTAATGTTGCTAAAGAAGAACAATCTAAACGTGTCAAAGATTTTATGAACTATCAAATTATGGATCAGATGAAAGAGTATGAACCAGAGTTTGACCAAATGTTATTTTACTTACCCCTATCAGGATCTACTTTTAAAAAAGTTTATTACGATGATCTTTTAGGTAGAGCCGTAAGTAAATTTATCCCGGCTGAAGATTTAGTCGTGCCGTACTCTGCTACCTCATTAGAAGATGCGGAAGCTGTAATCCATGTTATTCGTATGTCACCTAATGATTTACGAAAACAACAAATCAATGGTTTCTATAGAGACATTGATTTGGGAGAACCGCCAGTAAAAGAAGATAAGTTAAAACAAAAAGAATTAGAACTAGAAGGTGTATCATCTAATGGCACTGAAGAGATGTATACTATTTTAGAAATGCATGTTGATGTAGATTTGGAAGGACACGAAGATGTTAATCCTGAAGATGGTGAGCCCACTGGAATTAAGTTACCTTATATAATAACAATTGATGAAGCTAATTCTAAAGTTTTATCTATTAGAAGAAACTACGGTGAACAAGATCCTTTGAAAAAGAAAAAAGATTACTTTGTACATTTTAAATTTTTACCAGGTTTAGGTTTTTATGGTTTAGGTTTAATTCACATGATTGGTGGTTTGTCACGTACAGCAACTGTTGCCTTAAGACAATTATTAGATGCTGGAACTTTAGCTAACTTACCTGCTGGTTTTAAAACCAGAGGGGTTAGAATGAGAGACGATGCACAACCTTTACAACCTGGAGAATTTAGAGATGTAGATGTACCAGGTGGAAATATAAGAGATCAGTTTATGCAATTACCGTTTAAAGGACCGGATCAAACTTTACTGTCTTTAATGGGAGTAGTAGTTCAAGGAGCACAGCGATTCGCGAGCATCGCAGATTCACAAGTGGGTGATATGAACCAAGCCGCAGCAGTTGGAACGACGGTCGCGTTATTGGAACGTGGATCGCGGGTAATGTCAGCTATTCATAAAAGATTATATGTAGGACTTAAAAATGAATTTAGATTATTAGCAGAAGTATTTAAAAGTTACTTACCAGCAGAGTATCCTTATGATGTACCAGGTGCATCAAGAAATGTTAAGGTTGCAGACTTTGATGACAAGGTAGATATCTTACCTGTTGCTGATCCTAATATTTTTTCTCAAACTCAAAGAATTTCTATGGCGCAAACACAATTACAATTAGCGCAATCAAATCCTAAACTTCATAACTTGTATCAAGCCTATAGATCTATGTATGATGCAATCGGTGTTAAAAATGTAAATGCTATTTTACCACCTCCTTCTGCACCACAACCTATGGATCCAAGTTTAGAACATATTTTATCAATTAGTGGTAAACCTTTTCAAGCTTATCCAGGTCAAGACCATAAAGCACACATTGATGCTCACTTAAGTTTTATGTCTATCTCTATGGTACAAAATAATCCAATGGCAATGATGGCTTTACAAAAAAATATACTTGAACACATCAGTTTAATGGCACAAGAACAAATTCAATTAGAATATGTTGAAGAATTAAAAGAATTACAAATGATTCAACAGCAAATGGCACCAATGATGCAAAATCCACAAGCACAACAGATGATGCAACAAAATCCACAAGCAATGCAGATGCAACAAAGAGTTAAACAACTAACTTCTATGATGGAAGCTAGAAAAGCAGTGTTAATTGCTGAAATGACTATGGATTATGCTAAAGAAGAAGACAAAATTAGCAGTGAAGTAGGTGGTGATCCATTACTTAAACTAAAATCAAGAGAATTAGACTTAAAAGCTAGAGCAGATCAAGACAGAACAGCAAATAATGAACAAAGACTTGATTTAGACACAATGAGAGCTATGATGAATGACCAACAACACGATGAAAAGCTAGAACAAAACGAAGAATTAGCTCAAATGCGTGCAGGGGTTTCAATTGCCAAACAAGAAATGGCAGACCAAAGTAAAAGAAACGATTTTGGTAGAAACTTTAAGAAAAATTAAGTATAATAAATCATTAAGGAGAAAATTATGAGCAAAGATTGGCAAAGAGGATCAACTTTCATGAACGACGACGTCAAGATCGAAAAAGAACTTGGTTGTGGTCCAGATGGTTACCCAACAGGCGGTAAAACTATAGAAATGACTAGTGGTACTGAAACACAGACTGTGACTGTTAGAGGAACTAAAGCAATGAGAGCTGACAAAAAACCTGTTAAGGCTAAGTGGTATTAAATGTGGTTATCGGCAATTAAATTAGCCGTTTCTGCTGGTAGTAAAATTTATGCTAATAAGCAGAGAACTAAAATGGCTATGTCAGACGCGCAGTTAATGCACGCTGAGAAGATGGCTACTGGTGCGGAAGCTTACCAGGGAAAATTATTAGAATCTAGAAACTCAGATTGGAAAGACGAATTTATTTTGCTTTTACTTTCGGTGCCCATCGTAATGTTGGGATGGAGTGTCTGGTCAGATAATCCTGTACACATGGAAAAAATGGAGTTATTCTTTGTGCACTTTGGAAATTTACCAATTTGGTATCAAACAATTTTTGTCGGAGTAATTGCGAGCGTCTATGGACTTAAAGCAACACATCTGATAAAAGGAAAATAACAATGGAGAAAACATTATGAGAAACGATTACGGAGATAGAAATGGTTACAGATACCCAATGGGTTCAAAAAGCAAACCATCTAAACAAAGTGCTAATTCTAGACTTGATGAGTCTTTAGGAATGAAAGATGGAAAAGAGTCAACTAAGTCTCAAAGCTACAAATCTAGAAGAGATGAATCTAGAGGAATGAAATAATATGAACATGATGAAAAGACCTATGTATAAAGGAGGTGGTGAAACTTTAAAAAAAGTACCTGCTGGTAAAAAAGGAAAAGGTTTAAAAAAACTTCCTAAAGCTGTTAGAAATAAAATAGGCTTTAAAAAAGACGGTGGCAAGATAAAATAATGAAAAACTTTTTATGTTGGCCATTAGAAATAATCAGAACTGCATATACTAAACTAGTAGATAAAGTTTTTGGTAAAAGATGTAAATGTGCAAACATAGAAACTATAAAAAAAAGAAGTTTTATTAACGTCTGTAAAGACTGTGGAAAGGAACACAATGGCTAAACAAAAAGGGCTTTATGCCAACATTCACGCAAAGCGTAAAAGAATCGCTGCGGGTAGTAAAGAAAAAATGAGAAAACCAGGATCAAAAGGTGCTCCTACAAAAGCAAACTTTAT